TAGGTATTAATACTACTTATAAGAATTTGGATAAAAAATTTTGGCTGAAATCTAGTGATAACTTAATGTATCAGGGTAAAGCTCCTGAACTTTCCTTCACTAAATCAGCACGTATGCCTGCCTTCTTTGAGCACAGTAATGTCAACCTCCCCCAATATGCCTGACCTTAATCTTCTAGATGTTAGAGGCATGACAGCAAATGCTATGCTTGCTAAGCTAGAAGAATCTTTTCCACCCACTAATCCAACACCAGAAGATTCAATGGAAAAAATTATGTACCGATCTGGTCAACGTAGTGTCGTTGAGTGGGTCATTCAATATATGGAGGAAAACTAATGGCACGTTTAGGATTTACTTTTAGAGGTGAACCTGTCAATAGGCCTTCTAATGATAACTTGTATGCTGAACTAAACAGATACCTTAATAGTCGTGGACAGACTTCGCGTCATGAATCGCGGAACGCACAAAATTTTATTGAAACTATTGAAAACGAAGCTAGACAGAGCGGTACACCAATTACTGGTTACCGTCGTATTAATTATACAAGCAATCCAATCCAGGACAGAGGTTCTGGTACTCGTAACACTGGATACGTAGACGTACCTATTTTTGGTCAGGCTCAACAAGCGGCACCAGAACCCGCTGCTGAACCGGCACCTGTAGCAACACCTGAACCTGGATTCACCCCAACTCCGTTGGACACTGGTGCAACACCAATGGGTCCAGGATCCCAAGGTCCAGGATCCCAAGGTCCAGCATCCCAAGGTCCGGATCCTGCCGTGCAGTTTGCTAATCAAATCACAGCAATGCAGGGTGCGTTTGCACAAAGTATGCAGCAACAGCAGCAGCAATACCAGCAGATGCAGAACGAACAGAACATGCGAATGGAAGCGTTGCAACAACAGATGCAACAAGCAATGGTTGCACAGCAACAACGCCCTCAAGTTGCTGGTGTTCAGATGGCTTCGGGTTCTGCCGGCACTCCTATGCAAATCGCACGGCGTGGTGTATCTGGTGCATTTGGTCGGCGTGGGATTCGTATTCAAGGGTTAAATATTAGGTAAATTTTATGGCAGCAGGATTTTTAGCAGCTGCAGCAAGTGCAGCAGGAAATTTAGTAGGTACAAGAGGTACATCTACTCGCGGGATGAATATCCGTGGTGGTAATCTATATACACCAGGAAGTCCAGCATACAATGCTCAAGAAGAATTTGCCCAAATGACAGGTAGGACCGTTGGTGGTAATCTATATGCACCAGGGACTCTAAGATACAATTCTCAAGCAGCATTTGAAGCAATGACAGCTAATGCAGAAAAGAATATTATTAGGGATCCTGTTAATAAAGGGGTTCTAGGATATACAGAAGCGGCTGGTGTTACCCCATTACCAGGGCAAACTGTAAACATTTACGACCCATCTGGTACTAATATTCTTAGAACCCAAAGCGGTCCGGCACTACCCCAACCTGGGGGTGGGCAGGGGTCCGGCCTAACTGGTCAATCTTATGGTAACATGCCTCAGCAGTTTGATTTTTCAGGGTTCCAAAATCAAATGGCTCAATACCAGAATGAAATGTCTCGAATGCAGAGTCAATACCAGAATCAAATGCAAAGGCTTCAATACCAGAATCAACCTTCACGGGTTGCTTCCGTTCAAACCCCATCATCTCAGCAGAGACGGATGGGAAGTATCGGATCCTCGTTTGGGCGAAGCGGTATGCAAATTAAATCAGTAAACGTTTAAAACAATGTCAGCTAAACAACGCTATGACGTTTTATCCAGTGACCGTTCCCAGTTCTTAAACGAAGCTGAACAGGCATCTAAACTGACACTCCCTTATCTGATCCGTGGTCATGAGGAACACACTTCCGGCATGAAAAACCTACTTACCCCATACCAAAGCGTTGGTGCGAAAGGTGTAGTTACTCTGGCATCTAAGTTGATGCTAGCTCTACTGCCCGTTCAAACTAGCTTCTTTAAACTACAGCTTGACGAAAGTCAGTTGGGGCAAGAGATGGGTCCAGAGATTAAATCAGAACTTGATTTATCTTTTGCAAAAGTAGAACGAATCCTCCTTGAATCTATTGCAGCAACTGATGATCGTGTAGCTGTGCATCAAGCACTACTGCATCTTGTCGTCGGTGGTAATGCCTTGGTGTTCATGGGTCGTAAGGGTATTAAGGTTTATCCTTTGAATCGCTTTGTTGTCGATCGTGATGGCAACGGCAACGTGATTGAAATCGTCACTAAAGAACGTATTAACAAAAAACTAATTGAAGATAAACTCCCTGAAAATTATCTGCAAAACCAAACTGTCAGTGATACTTACGGGGATCATACTGATGAATGTGATGTATACACACATGTAAGACGAGAGAACAATCGTTTTGTATGGCATCAAGAAGCGTTTGATCATAAGCTAAAAGGTACAGAAGGTAAAGCACCAGAGGCTACTAACCCTTGGATCCCACTTAGGTTTAACACTGTTGACGGTGAGAACTATGGACGTGGTAGGGTAGGTCAGTTCATCGGTGACCTAAAGTCACTTGAAGCACTGACACAAGCCCTGGTTGAAGGGAGCGCAGCAGCTGCTAAGGTAGTGTTTGTGGTGAACCCCAGTTCTACCACTAAGCCTGCTACCCTTGCTAACGCTGGTAATGGTGCTATAATTCAAGGGCGACCTGATGACGTGGCTGTCATTCAGGTTGGTAAGACTGCTGACTTCGGTACTGCTTATCAAATGACTTCTGTTCTGGAACGTCGTCTCAGTGAAGCATTCCTTATCCTCAATGTGAGGCAGAGCGAACGCACAACTGCAGAAGAGGTTCGTATGACACAGATGGAGTTAGAGCAGCAGCTGGGTGGTTTGTTCTCCCTGTTAACTGTTGAGTTCCTTGTTCCTTACCTAAACCGTAAGCTGGACATAGCTCAAAAATCTGGTGACATCCCACGTCTTCCTAAGAACATTGTCAAACCCACCATTGTTGCAGGTATTAATGCACTTGGTCGTGGTCAAGATCGTGATGCTTTGACACAGTTTCTTACTGTTCTGGCTCAGACTCTTGGTCCTGAAACTATTGGACAGTTCATCAATACAGATGAAGTAATTAAACGGTTTGCAGCAGCTCAAGGTATTGATGTGCTTAACCTTGTGAAGAGTATGGAAGAATTGCAAGGTGAGCAACAGCAAGCCATGGCTCAGCAACAAGCAATGATGGCACAACAACAAGAACCTCAAATGGCAGCTGTCGATCAAAAGGCAGCCCAAGCTGAGATGCAAGCAATGCAACAAGCACAACAACAAGCACAACCACCTAGTTAAATATGGCTGAAGTAATGTCAATGATTCCAGATGAATCACCAGCTGGAGAGCTTAATGCTGATGAGCAAGACTCTCTCCAAGTAGGTGAGCAAATGGAAGAACAGCAGGAACAGCGTCTTGCTGGTAAATATAAAAACGCTGAAGAGCTTGAAGCTGCTTACCTTGAACTTCAAAAGAAACTTGGTGATCAACCTGAAGAGCAAACATCAGAAGAACCTGAAGATGAGTCTTCTACTGAATCACTGTTAGATCAACTTTGGGAGCAGTCTAAAACAGAAAAGTATGATGATGAGACTCTGCAGCAAATTGCAAAAGCAGATCCAAATCAACTGGCTCAAATGTATTTAGAGTACCGTAACAAAGCGGAGTCTAATAACCAACCTCAGATGACACAAGAGTATGCCAACGGTCTGAAGAATGCTGTTGGTGGTGAGAATCAGTATAATGAGATGCTTGGTTGGGCAGGTCAAAATTTGACTGAACAGGAGATCGCAGCATACGATGATATTATGGACAATGGTAATCCTGCTGCTGCTTATTGGGCAGTACAAGCTTTGTCTTATCGTTACCGTGATGCTAACGGTGTAGAAGGTGAGCTTGTTCAAGGTAAGTCACCTGGTGCTGGTGGTACTTACCGCAGTCAGGCAGAAGTTGTACAAGCCATGTCTGACCCACGCTACGACAACGACCCAGCTTATCGTCAGGACGTGATGCGTAGGCTCGAACGCTCTAATGTATCATTCTAATGACAACTATTAATGAAGACGGCGGTCGTACAAACATCTACGCAATTGAACCTCCTATCACACTTATTGACGTGCGCGATTTACACAACGAAAACGCTGAGAAGCTGAACGGTCGTCTGGCTATGCTTGGCGTCATGGCAGCTCTTGGTGCCTATGCAATCACTGGTCAAATTATTCCCGGAGTATGGTAATGCCACAAGGTAAAGGGACGTACGGTACAAAGAAAGGTCGTCCCCCTAAAAAAGGAACTAAAAAATAATGGCTAGGAGTAAGCCATCAGTCAGCCTAAAAATTGGTGAACACAAATCACGTACTGGTGGCTTGACTGCCGCTGGTCGTGCTAAATACAATAAAGAAACTGGCTCTAACCTCAAAGCCCCACAACCTGGTGGTGGTAAACGGAAGAAATCATTCTGCGCCCGTATGGGTGGAGTCAAAGGACCAATGAAAGATAGCAAGGGACGACCGACTCGTAAGGCTCTTGCACTACGTAAATGGAAATGCTAACTATGGCTAAAAAAGGTCTCTACGCTAACATCCACGCAAAGCGGATGCGTATCAAACAAGGGTCTGGAGAAAAAATGCGGAAACCTGGTAGCCCTGGTGCTCCTACTACTGCTAACTTCAAACGATCTGCTAAAACTGCTAAAAAGAAAAAGTAAACTACACACATGAAATCTCTTATTATTACTGGCCTCTTGATCTCTGCTGCTAGTGCGGCACAAGCTGGACCCTACGCCAACGTAGAAGTCAATTCAGGTTTTTCTGGATCTGATTACACAGGTTCTGCAACAGATGTACACGTAGGGTACGAAGGTGCCAACTGGTATGTGCAAGCTGGACCAGCGCTGCTGGCTCCTGATAATGCTGATGGCGATGTAGAACTGTCTGGTAAAGCCGGTGGTTCATATGGAATCAATGAAGCACTCTCCGTATATGGAGAAGTGTCATTTCTGACTGGTGATACTACAAACTATGGCACTAAAGCCGGTCTTAAGTACAACTTTTAATAGCTAAATAGATTTAATGGGAGGTGCAATTCCTCCCCTAGCTCTAGCCAGCCAAGGCTTAAAACTGGTCTTACTTAACTTACTTGCCCAACCATGAACTATTACTTAAATGACCGCTGTACTTTCAAGACCACAAAAACTAAATAACTGGGAAGCCTTTTGTAATTGGGTTACCTCTACTAACAACCGTCTCTATGTCGGTTGGTTCGGAATCCTGATGATTCCTACGCTGCTTGCAGCAACCATTTGTTTTATTATCGCCTTTGTTGGCGCACCACCTGTAGATATTGATGGCATACGTGAACCAGTTGCAGGATCGCTCCTGTACGGAAATAACATTATATCGGGAGCAGTTGTCCCGTCTTCAAATGCAATCGGTTTGCATTTTTACCCAATCTGGGAAGCGGCTTCATTGGACGAGTGGCTCTATAACGGAGGCCCATTCCAACTTGTTGTCTTCCACTTTCTCATCGGTATCTACTCTTACATGGGACGCGAATGGGAACTTAGCTACCGGCTAGGTATGCGTCCTTGGATCTTCGTTGCTTACTCAGCACCTGTAGCTGCGGCTAGTGCTGTATTCTTGGTATATCCCTTTGGACAAGGTTCTTTTTCAGATGCGATGCCTCTTGGCATTTCCGGAACCTTCAACTACATGTTGGTCTTCCAGGCTGAACACAATATTCTTATGCATCCTTTTCATATGCTTGGTGTTGCCGGCGTATTTGGTGGGGCTCTCTTTAGCGCTATGCATGGTTCTCTTGTCACCAGTTCCTTGGTTAGG